CTGCCTGACCTATAATCATTTCATAAGGTACTCTCAAATGTTTAGGTGTAGTAAAATTTATATAGTTAATACATTTATGCATTGCCCTAACAAATTGAATATCATTATTATAAGTAAATTCAGGCTCTTGTAGATCCATTTCTTTGATCTTATTTACATAGAATTTATCTAGTTCAGTATTTACGGCTGCAACTGCTGACTTATTAGGATTGTAAGTACCCCAACCATAAGCAAATGTACCAAATATACATAATGCAAATATAACTTTAGTATAAAACCAAGTTGTGTCTAACCATTTCTGAACCTGTTGTCTATTAGGCAATTTGACCTGCCTTGATAACACTCCTGATATCTTTTAGAGTTTTACTTTTATCTAGTGTAATTAAATACCACTTAAATCTAACCATATGTTCGTTAGATGGACCGACTAGATCAATGTCATATTTTCTTTGAAAAGTTATTAGACCTTTTAGATATAGTTTTACAATATCATCAAATCCTTTTTCAGTATCATTTTTGTTTATTGTAGCTGTTTTAAATGAACCTTTAGTCTTTACCAGTTCTTCTAGTATTTTTTTTTGTTTAGCATTTAGTTTCATAATATATTTATCCTTTTAGTTTTTGTATTGACTTTTGTGCTTCTGTTTCTTTTATTTCTATTTTTTTAACTCTATTTGATAGAAATAAAACCACGACTAAAATCAAAATGATTGAAGTCGTGGATAGAAAGAAGAATAAAATTCCGTGTGTTAGATCAAACATATTATTTTAAGTATAATGGACCTGTCCATTGAATTGCATAATTACCAGTAAGTACATTACCTCTGGCAGAGTTTAAAGCAGGTGCATTGTAACCAGCGGCTTTCAATATATCACCTTTTTTAAAATGTTTAAAGTCTTCTTTTACAATAAAACAAAATACGCCGTTTTCTTGTACAACTTTAATGTATTTCTTACCTTGTGTTACTTTAGTTTTACTGTCCCATTCTGCTAACTGTCTTTGTCCGTAATCAGAACCTTTTCCCCAATTAGCATAATCATCTTTAGCACCAGACATCATATTTTTAATTCCTTCGTCTAGTGTTTTAGCAGTATTGTTTACAGTAATCATAATGTATATCCTTTTGTTCGTTATTAAGTGTATATCCTATCAGAGTTTGATACAAAAGTCAAGCACTATTTACATAAAAAAACCCTTATAAATCAATACTTTTTGAAATATAAGGGTTTCTAAATGAGAACAAAACGTGAACAAAGATTAGTTTTTCATAAAATTATCGTTCCAGTTAAATGCTTCTTTAACTAGATTCGCTGTAAAACCTTTGTACTTATTATTTACTTTTTTATTTACAACTGCGATTAAGAATTCTGCTTCTTCAGCAGATAATCCCTCTAGCATTTGAACAAAGGTTGTTTCCCTTTTGTTTTGTGATATAGCATTGTCACCGCCTTCTATAAAAAGATATAGTCTTTTTGCTTCTTGACTTAATATAGTATGATCTGTGCCTAATGGAGCGTCATTAGGTGTATATGGTACATCACCTTTAGGTAATAACCATTTTATATCTGGATGAAATGCACCTTTTAAAACCTGTCTTAAAGGTACTGAATCGTGATCTTTTAATACTTTTAATTTTCTAGGTTTATCTTTTGCATTATTAACTTTTGTAGCGATCTCACTCATCAAAGGTGGTATTGCTCTGCCTACATCTTGTAGTGCTTGCATACCTCTTTTACTTGCCAATGCTGGGTGTGATACAGGTTGTTGCTGTAATTGTTCGTTTTGTGCTTGCGTTTGTTGTTTTACCATGTCTGGATTTGCAATTGATCCATCTGGATTTCTTCTAATTATAACCATTTTTTTCTCCTTAACAGTTCTTTTGAAGTCTAAAATTCATCAATGACTTCAATTAAAGTTTTAAGTTTTTTACTTATAAAATAACCTAGAATTTTATCTCTAGTTGCTACTTCAAAATTTTCAAACTCACGATTTATTTTGTCTTCTAATTCTTTAGGAACACAATTTAAATCTATTAATGTTTTGTTTCTTTCGTAGTTCTTTTGTTCTTCATCATTAAAAGTAGGTACAATCTCATTGCACCATGCCTCTATCTTCTTTTTACTTAAAGGTCTTTGTCTTCTACCCTCAATAAAAACATTGTCGTCTGATAGTACGTTTGGTATGCCATCGCTTCTATCACCTTTTAGTATATGTTCTCTAATATATAGACTTGGATTTTCACCGTCACCTACAAACTTGTTAAGCACAGGATTGTATTGTCTTATTCTTGCATTATGTAATTGTATAAAGTCTTTATCACCACTTAATATTAGTATCTTCTCTTTTACTCGTCTTGTTAGAACAGCAATGATATCGTCTGCCTCTGCTGTTTCTAATTCTATCACCTTGTAAGGTAAGAATTCTTTAATCTCATTTTTAACTTTAGACAATATATCAAATATCATTGTCCAGTCATGTTCAGATTTCTCTCTACTTGCTTTTCTACCTGCCTTGTAGTTAGGAAATGCCTGTCTTCGCCATACATTATAACTGTCACAAGCAATTACCATATCGCCGTATTCTTTTCTAAACTTCTTATTATGACCTCTTAAACTATTTAGTACCATGTGACGCACAAGGTCCTCACTTAACTCTAGGTTATCTCTATTGATCGTAACCATAAGGTTTGAGATCATTATCTGATTTATATCAACAATAATCATGCTACATATGCCTTTAATATGCCTGTAAATAGTAAAGTTGTTAAAGCACCATTCAACATAATTAATGCTCTGTCATGCCATAGTATTCCTACCCACAACCATCCTATTGTTCCTGCAAAACTAAAATATAAATCAAACATATGAAACCCACCAGCTGCCCTAAAGCAAACTGCTGTAAGTATCAATACACTTGATACCCATTTTACATACCAAGATAAATCATATTTAGGAGTGATCTTCTTAAACACTCTTGTTGATTTTAGGTCTTTAATCTTATCGTCTAGTTTTCTGTATTCCATAATATATTATAACACATTCGGTGCTATTTGTCAACCTTTGGTTTTGTCACAAAAACCTTGTTGTAATTCATGTCTGTAACCTTTTTACCATCAGGTAATACACTTATCTTTGCCAAAGCATCCGTTATGGTCTGCATTGGGTGTTTCTGTTTAAAATCTCTCTTGATTAGACTCTTAATACTTTCTATTACTACTGCCAAATCTCTCAAAAATGTTTCGTTCTTCATCACAATGGCGTTCTCTTGTAACACATGAATAAAATCTAGGGTAAACTCCTCAACTAACTGTTCAATAAATATATCTTCTTTTATTTTTTTAGTTTGTTCTTCTGTTTGTTTTACTTTAGGTTTTTTTACCTTGTGAGCAGGAAACATTACTACGTTGCCCATGGACTATATCCTTTCTGAGCGGCTTGTTCGTCATCTTCACCTATCAATTGAGTTACCTCTGGCACATAATGTTTAAGCATTCTCTCGACACCCTCATGTAAAGTTTGTTTACTCATGGCACAACCCGAACAGGCACCTGCCATTTCTAATCTAACAATACCTTTGTCGTATGATAGAAAATTAATCATACCACCATGCATTGCTACATTATCTTTAACATTCTTTTCTAATACTGATTTAATGTCTTTGATAATTTCTTCATCATTTCTGTCCATTATTTCCTTTTTCTCTTGTCAAGTTCTCTATGTATCCATCTAACTGCCTGATATGATGTAGGTGCTCTATTCACCATTCCTCTTATTCTCTTATGTACAGTAGGATTTACATCTTGAGCAACTTCATTATTATCAACGACTACAAAATTTCTTACACCAAATATTCTTTGTAGTCTACCCATATTTTTTTGAATCTGTTTATGACTATTAATTACGATTGCGTCTGGTAACACTCTAGGTCTTCTTTTATTTCTCTCTAGGGCGACTTCTAGTGATGTATTCACAAAGACCATGTGTATATCGTAACCTATTGATCTTAAATTCTGTGCTTCTTGTTGTATCTTTTCAACATCCCTTGCCGTGCTATCTATGATAATACCTAGACGACCTTCAAGCGCCATGTTTAACTGCA